GTTGATCTTGTTAGTTAGCTCTAGGCTCAACATAGTAGTTACCTCATTATTGGTTCTATCTATCGCCTATATACTATAACCAATGCTTTACAGTCAAGCAATTAATTTTCAGGTTGGTCTTCTTTTCTCATGTATTTGCCGCCTAAATCGTCATAGGCAATGAATACTAGGGCGATTATCGCCAGTATAAGGATGGTTTTCATAGGGGGTCTCAGGTTGTTAAGGCGGGATTATATAGAGGGCTTAGAACGCAGTCTAATGCTTTCTAGCTATGGGGGTTATTACCTGAGAAGATGGTTCGTTTCGTAGCACCAGTGAACCAATCTGGCTAATCAGGCTGAAGGAGTGCCTTGCTACTAGGGGTACACTATGAAGCTGTAATTACTGCGGCAATTAGCACGACTACGGAAACTAGTATTGTGCCTCTCTTATATCCATAAGCCTCAACCTCTAACCATGCTTTTGCTTTAGCTTTGAACGCCTCTAACTGCGCTTTTAATATCGCTTTATCTGCCATTTGGTTTACCTCTTTTATCGCTCTTTTAGTTTTTGTCATTTTGCTCCACCCTATCAATTCCAATTATCCCATCAAATCCCATTTCTGCAACCCAGTTCTCAAACTGTGTGCGCTCCTCTTTGTCGTGCGGTATCTCCAGAGGCGGGTATTCGTCTCTAAGTTCTTGCCATTTTTTTGATAAATCAGTCATAGATTCCATGCTCCCTATCGTTTTCGCCTTTCTGCTTTGCGAACTCTTCAAAGATTGCCTCTTCTATTGTTTGTTCTAGGTACAGGTAGATTCGATCTCTAAGGTCGTCAGCAAAGTTATTTAAGTTAACAATGCTATCTAGGTGTGTCTCTAACGCCTCTGACCACCATCGGTCATCCTTGTCGTACTCATCAGGTGAGTCTTCCGCCATAGCAACAAACAGGTTAGATACTATCTTGCTTGCTGATGGTGCTTTACCAAACAGCATTTCTGTAGCTATCTTGCCTACACCTCTGCTGAATGTTGCAGGGTATATATCCTCAAACCAAGTCTTGTGACTGTTTAGCCATATGTAAACAGCCTCATCCATTGCTTCATCCGGTAGGTCAGACAACCTAGAATCTTCCTTATACAGAGCATCGTAGTGCTTAGATACAAAGTCTTCATAGATTAACATGTAGCACCTCGCAAGCAGTCTTGGTAATCCATAGTTGAAACGATTGCATACAAAGCAAACAAAGTAACTGCCGCTAGAATGCCCTTGATACTGTCGCGCTTCTCTGTAGCTTGGCTATCTCTGCGCTTGATATCCATGTAAGTTAATTGATGTTCCATAGTATTCCCCTTGATTAGTTGCCCCCTTTCGGGGGCTGTTTGATTATTTAGATGGCTTTCCGTTAGCTACAAATTCATCCCAGTGATCTTCTGCCCACTCATATAGTGGAATGTAGATAGTGTCTTCCCAAGCCTCATCATCTCTACAGTCTTTTTCAATATAAACGGCTTTTTTAGCCTCTAGCGCGCCATAAGTACCTGCCGCTTCATGCTTGCTCCAACCTGCATCAATAAGAACGCTAACATCTGTCCAGATAAACTGATCGTCTTCTAAATCCATTGGGCGACCACCACCCATTCCAGTTAGGCATTCGTCAACCAAGTGAAGAGCGGCAAGTTTTTCGTTTTGAGTAAATTCGTATTTCATGTGTGTATTCCTTATGTATTTGATTAATATGTACCCATAGTAAAGGAAACATTATACATTGTAAACACTTTTATTAACTTTATTTTAATATTCGCCTATTCTGTACTCTTCATCTTTGATTTTTTCCTTTAATTCCCTCTGAAATTCGATCACTTCTACCCTGTTAAACTTGGGTGCAGGTCTCCATGCTAGTTTTTGCATCGCTCTAATACGCCTAGCTCCGTACATATCTTCCATGTAGATGCGGTAGGCTTCCTGTATTTTGGTAGTCTTCATACCATACAAATTGCACACGGCACATTGGGGTGAAATATTTTGCTCGAACAGCTTAAAAACAGTGTGTCTTCTGCTGTAAAAGTGACCCCCTTGCATAGCCTTATAGTGATCTACCTTGCCGCAGGTTACGCACTGGCAGTAGCCGTTATCGTCTGAGGCTTTGAGCCTGACGTATCTTTGCAATAGCTTCGCGGCTTTCTCTACCTCTTGGGCTACTGTTGCTTTTTTGCGCTTTGCCATTTAATGCTCAGTAGTCTTAACAAGTATAATGGGCTGTGTACCAACTCCCATATCACAATAAGAACAAACACCATAAGCCACAAGATCGCTAGAAGTCCACAACTCAAGCCCGCCACCACAAGTACTACAGAACTCTTTAGTAACTCGGATATCGTTTTCATCAGTTCCATCATCATCGCCCTCTGGGAATTTAATTACTCTGCTCATTTGACTGCATCCACGTTGATTTTCACTCTTGAATCTTCGCCATAGTCTTTATGGTAAACAATCGCTGTCATAGATCTGTTTGCTCCGTATCCCGAATCGCTGTGCCATTGATCGGTAGAAGTCATGCTCGAAAAATGCTCGAAAATGAGAGTTCCTATCTCTTTAGACATTTGATGGTGTATGTGTCCCATGTGACAATATCTATGTTTACAGCGCGACCATTCTTCATCCAGATTAGTCACTACAGCTTGTAAAATCTGCTCGTGCTTTACCCTATCACCATGATGATAGACAAATAAATTGTTCTCCCATTCCCAGTGCAGGAACTTTGAGTAGTTTTTAAGCACATCAACTCTAGGCTCTCGGTCGTACAGTAGCTCTAAGCAACTAGATAGGTGACAAGCCATGTCAGAATCATGGTTGCCGCGAACATTAATTACCACTACTTCCTGATGTGTTTCTAGCATCTTATCAATCAGAATCTGGAACAACCGACCTGCTAGTTTAAAGGTCTTTCCAATGCGTGTATCAACGTCTACTGGCGTTCCTGCTGTAGTGGTGTTGGCACTGCTATCAGCGTGAAAAAAATCACCTACGTTAACTAGAACACCTGTATGCGCGTTACCTACCCTTTGCGCCAACCGATCTACCGAGTTGCTTAATATCTTTGTAGCAATCTTAACATCCCAATCATTGTCATCAAACTTGGTATCTGAGTCAGCAAGCATCCCAAAATGGTGATCGCCTATCAGATACATGGCGCAATAGTCTTCATCTACCTCTTTAGGCGGCTTAGATGGCTTTTTAAGCCCTGTTATATCATCAACCAACCCATCCAATAGGGCTTCAATCTTTGCCCGCATATCGCGCTTAAGTGGTTCTTGGATAACCCATTGCAATGCAATCGACCCGTCTTCTTTAAATGCTGTAGAGATTCGTTTGGCTTCAAATCCCTCTGCGGTTTGGCGGGTTAGGTTTCGGTGTGGTGCTACACCTACGAGGGCGGCTTTGTGTTCTACCAGTTTGATACTGCGGTCAATTGATCTGCGGTTAATGCCTAGCTTCTCAGCGGCTTTAGAGTTTGAGCCGTATTCTATGACGGCTTTTAGGTACTCAATCTGTCTATCGGTTTTTGGTATGTCTAACTCTAACAGTGTTCTTGGGTCGATCTTATCCATTCCCTATTGCTCCTGTTGATTTTTTAACTCCGCATATTCGCTTTCTCGCGGTATGGTTAGTTTTATCCCCTGCTCACTTGCCCAATGATAGCACTGATCTAAGAAATGCACCATCTCGCCCTTGCCCAGTTGGCTACTGCGTTTAACCTGACCACTGATTTCGGTCTTGCTTATCCTGAAATCATCTGTGCCTAAGAATCTGCGCTTCAACCAGAGCTTCCACGCCTCTACTGGGTCGCCCTCTGCCACCTCAAAACCTTTCTTTTTCATACCCTTTACGATCTCCCTGCACCACATATGCAACAGCGCATTTTGGTTTAGGCTTCTTGGGTTCTGATACAGCTCTAGCTTTACCGATAAAGGGGTGGTGAAATCCCAGTTGAGCATATCCTCAATTAGGAACTTCACCTTTTTATTGACTTCTTCTTTGTTGTTAAACTTCACAAATGCACCCTCTGTCATATCCTGCGACTAAGCCAGTTCTGTGAAATCTGATCTATAGGCTTTTCAAATCGACTGTAAACCCTATCAGTTTCATCTGACCAGATAGCACCATACTCTTTGGGTATGTTGTGCGACCTCAAAGGTCTCAAGTCCATATCAGTTACGTAAGTTTTGCCATAAAGCCTAGAATACAAACACTTGTAACCAACACCGGCAACCTTTGCAAAATGCTCATAGGTGTAAGACTCTCCGTTAACTAGCTCAGGGTGCTTACCCTTAAATGGTAGTTTTTTTATATTACCCATTAGTGCCACCTCGCTAATCTTGTATTTTGTGTTTCATACCAAGACTTTAGATCTTCAACTATTACATCATATTCTTCTTTCCATTCTGGACAGCTTCTTTGCTGTTTTGCAAAATCCTCTGCCTCTTCTTTAGTCTCAAAAAAATAGTCTTCTACACCTACCCAAACAACCCAATTATCATCTTTCATGCTTTTCTCTCCCCATCCCAGTAGAAACCATACTTGCCCATGAAGTAATTAATCGCCCTGTTTTTTGCTTCTACGTTAGCAATCCACGACACATCAGCTAGGCTGTCTTCAATGTTCCTGTTCCTGATGCTATGGGTTTTTGATTTAACCTGCGGTGAGCCGCCCTTGTCTTGCGCTCTAGCCAACCAAGAATTAATAAACCTCTTTATGCCTTTAGGTGTTTTCCTGCGCGTAGGATTAGCATCAAGCCACGACTCCATTGCATTCAGTTCTTGGTAAACATTGATTGCAGGATAAGTCTTTTCCCATTGGATAATGTCTGCCTGATCTACCTCGTATGTATCTCCGTTATTTAGAAGCATTGTTATCACCCATATAGTATTCAGCGACACTACATTTTTCATCGTATCGGTTGGTTACTGTAATCATCTTCTTCTGGATTGGATGCCCTAGCTCTTTAAGCTCAAAGATTCTAGCGGCTACCTGTGTAATGCCTAGCTCATTAAAAGCATTTAGGCAGGTTAGTTTTTTCCCATCTACTAAGTACTGTAGAACTCTTGATATCTGTGTCATTTTTATAACTCCTATGGCTCGGACTAGCCTCGCCTGATTATGTTAATAGTTATTGTGTAAACATTTTTATTCAAACACGTTTCACCCTTTAACTACGCAAAGTTAAAAATTCGATCAAAGGGCAAAGCGACTTCGCGGTTGTTTCGTTATCGTATCGAATATCTAATCTATCCATTAGCAGAAACCGATCTGCATCAGGGGCTATGTCAAGAGGGTCAACTTCGCTCTGGCGTTTAATTTAAGAGATTCACCAGCCTCTAGCCCGATAACTAAAGTGCGAAAAAAAGAAAGGAGATGTTACAAGACAGTAAAATACTGTGTTAGACTAACCTTTCTGTATCCGCAAATACAGTATTGCAAGAATACTTGCATTTGTAAAGCCCCCTTAACAGGGGGTTTTCTTTTATAGCCCGATAAACTCATCTAAATTGTATTCTAAGGCACTGCAAATCTTAATGGCAGTGTCTAACCTCACATTGGTTTTATTGCGCCAGATGTTAACCTGTTGCCTGTGAACGCCAACTAACCTTGCAAGCTGTGAACTGTTTACGTTTTTTTCCTGTTGTGCCTTCTTTAAGCATTCGCCAAAATCTATCATTGGGTTTTCTCCTGTGGTATATTGTCGGTGATGGTTTTCCCCAATCATCACTCCTATGGTTTACCCGCCCTTCGGGGCGGGGTTTTTAACTAGAACGGAATGTCATCTTCTAGTAAATCAGCTTCCTGCATTACCTGTTTAACTTTCCCAGAGTTACCATATTCGCTAGTGCCATCAGGTGAACTGCTGTCTGTATAGAACACTTTCACATTGCCAAGAATAGGCGTTTTCTCTTTAGCCTCGCGCTCTTCTTTGGTCTGGCTTTGGCTGATAAAGCCATTGTTCTCGTACTGGTCAGCAACCGCAGTATCAACAAAGGTGGTCAGGTCTAGATAAGTTCCTTTCGTGCCCTTGTACAGTCGTGATTTATCAATCTTGGTTACGTCAATTCTTACGTTAATTCCTACTTTCATTTTTACTTCTCCTAGTTGGCTTGTCTAAATTCAGGTAGTTTCATTATGGCGCGTTCTTGAGTAGTGAACACCCCACCTTTGCTTGGTGCTTTCCATAGCAGTTGTTTTTCTGTGTCGCTTAACTCTTTCCATGCCTCGTTAGCTGTCGAATAATCATTAACCGCTATGCCGTCTTTGATAGCTTTAACGCTAGGCAGTAGGTCAACAATCATATCCTGATATTCTTGGGTTTTGGTTTGCTCTGATCTAAGCATAGCTGACTCTGCATCGTCATCGGCAGTTGGAATACCTGCGATAGATTGCAATGCATAACGTCTTGCGTAGGTGATCGCTGAACCTGCGGCTTGTGGGTCTTGCTTTACGATAGGCAGTACAAATTCTGACTCTATCCATTGACCTGAAACGTGCATCAGTCTAGTGGCTACACCTACACCAGTCTCACTGTTAACAGGAAACTGTGTATAGCTTAATCCGTTATCTGTGAAAGGCTGTTTGATTGCCTTGATAACTGACGTTAAATCAGCGTAGCTAGACTTGAAAAAAGGGTTAGAGCTGTCTTTAACAGCACCCCCCATTTGACCTTGCGCCAAGCATAAAGCTAATGCAATCTCATTAGTTTCTTCACTATATTTCATTTTCAATCTCCCATGTTTTTAGTTCTTCATATATGGCTTTTCTTGTGTAAACAGCACCATCAGATGTTTTTTCACCTTGTAGTGCCATTGTTAAGTAAGTTGCGGCTTTCTCAAGACCCATGTCGCCATAAACCTGACGAGCGAACCTGTAAGTTTCTTCATCATTTGTTAACCATAAGCTGACATTCCAAGCGTTCCAACTTCTATGCCCGTTATATTTTTTCATTGTATTTTTCTCCCATAGTTTGTTTTATAAATGGTTCAAAGATTTGCTCAGAGTACCAAGTTGCATTTGCTTCTTTAGCATAAGTCTCGCCATAGCCTCTGTAGTATTCATCTGAGTCGCAATCTCTTGCTGTGTGACCATGAACGCAGTCCCATTCGCCGCGTTCGTAGTCAGAAAGTTTATTAATATCTGTCATGTTAACTCCTTTGGTTGCCCCCTTTCGGGGGCGGTTTGATTATTGCGTTACTTTGTCTGTTGCCTCAAGGTTGTATGCAGTCTCTATAACATCAAGGCACGATTCGTATGCCGCTAATTCCTCATACATCTCGTTAGACATTTTTTCAATATCAGGTTGTTTTCTGGTTATATCTGAACACCATCTTTGAATGCAACCTGTTACTT